AGAATGGTAAATTCTTTGTTGCAACTAAGTCCGCTTTCAACAAGAATCCTAAGATTAATCACACAGAATCAGATATTGACAAGAACCACGGACACGCACCTGGTCTTGCAAAAACACTTAAACACGCATTAAAACACTTACCAAAAGTAACACCAAAACATGGTGTTTACCAAGGTGACTTGATGCATCATGCAGATACTAAACAATTACATGAAGATTTTATAATTGAAGCTAAAGATAGTAAAGTATCTTTTACACCAAACACAATCACTTATACACCGAAAAGCAAAGAAGATGCGGATAAGGTTAAAAAGTCAAAAGTTGGTATTGTAGTTCATCACAAGTATAGTGATGACATGAAAAGTGCTTCGCCTCATGTTGACCTTCACAATTTCAAACAACATCCTGATGTTCACCTCCATGGTGCGGAACATGATACTAGCAAAGTTAAACATTCCTCAGAGAATGAACACACTTTCCAAAAACACATGGCTGCAGCCAAAGATATCCATGACACACATGGACATAAAATGTATGATGCAGTTCACCACAAACATAGTGGGGAAACTGGTCACCTATCTACATACATTAACAAAACAGTTAGACACGATGAAGTTCCTTCTGTCAAAGGTTTCAAAGAACACTTGCATAATGAACATGAAAAAATGGCATCTAAAGTGAAAACTGAAAAGGCAAAAGCTGAAAAGACAGGTGAAGGTAAGTCACAAATTGCTCACGTAGAAAAACACAAAGCACATTATGGCCATTTGTTTAATATGCACCATCACCTACATCAAGCCAAAAATGCATTGGTAAATTCTTTGGAAACACATGAAGGACGTTATCATCACCACATTGAAGGTAAGAAGTCTAAGCCAGAAGGTTTTGTTGTTCACCACGCCAACGAACCAACCAAATTAGTGAATCGTGCAGAATTCGCTAAACAAAATTTATTAAAAGTACGTAAATGAAGTCATTTTTAGATATACTACAAGAAGATAAATCTGGTGAAACCCACCATGTTTTTACTTTTGGTAGAATGAATCCGCCTACTACTGGCCACTTGAAGTTAATTGACAAAGTTAAAGAAGTAGCTAAGAAGCATAATGCAACACATACAGTGGTAACCTCTCATTCTCAGGATGCAAAAAAGAATCCACTTTCTGCTTCTCAAAAATTAAAACACCTAAAACGTTATTCTCCAGGAACTCACTTTGAGGCTTCTTCAAAAGAACATCCTACGTTCCTACATCATGCCGCAGAACTACACAAAAGGGGTGTAACACACCTTCATATGGTGGTCGGTTCCGACCGTGTGCATGAAATGAAAACAAAATTACACCATTATAATGGTTCACATGAAGGTTCATTATATCATTTCAAAAAGATTCATGTACATTCAGCTGGTGAACGTGATCCGGATGCAGAAGGCACAACTGGTATGTCCGGTACCAAGATGCGTGAACACGCCAAGAATAAAGACGTTGCAAAATTCAAACAAGGTATTCCACATCATGTATCGGATACTCATGCAAAAGAATTGATGCATGACACAAGAAAAGGAATGGGATTACACGAATCTTACAATCGTGGCATTTTCAAGGCCATTTTTGTAACAGGTGGACCAGGTTCCGGTAAAGATGTTATCATCCGTGAAGCAATTGCAGAATCAAAAGCAGTAGAGTTAAATTCAGTACAAGCTTTTGATTATTTGATGGACAAACAGAAGTTGTCAGAAAAAACTAATGACTTTCGTAGGGAAGCAATTAGAAATCGTGGTCCGTTAATTATTAATGGGCCTGCGGATGACCATTCTCGCATCATTACAATCAAGGAAGAACTGGAAGAACTTGGTTATGAAACAATTATGGTATTTGTTAATACTACAGACCGAGCTAGTCAGGAAAGAAATCTTAGACTTACAAAGATGATTGCCGAATCAATCAGACGAGAAAAGTGGGAACTCGCCCAAACCTGTAAAGAATCTTACGTTCAAAATTTTGATAATTTCATATATTTTGACAATAGTTCCGAAATTGAATCTATTGAGGAAGATATTACTGAGACCTATAAAAAAATAAATACATTTATAGAAAGTAAAAATTATGGCGAAATTTCTTATTCGTGGTTGGAAAATCATGGTAGGTTGAATGCCAATGTTCCATTTAATTATTTTAAGGAAAATTATCATGCTAAAGAAAGTATTAGACTGGTTGAAAATAAAACCAAAAACGAACCAAAACTCCGTAGTGGAGGAGGCCCAAAAGCCGATGGACCAGACGACATTACACCAGACAACAGAGCAGGTGACCCCAGTTCCGGTGATATCAAGTGGAACGGAAACAAAAGAAGAGGTAGTTACATCTTCAAAACCTACAGCGAAGAAGCCAGTGGCCCAAAAATCAAAATCTACCCAGAGCCAAAAGAAAGCAACTTCTCCAAAGACAAAGACAAAGTAAATAAAAAGAAATACTCCGATGTTCCCACAGTAAGTCAGAGACTTAGAAATGTGACGACCATCGGACCAGAATTCGATACACGCCAACAGGGAACAGTATACCCTATGTCTGGTCTAGGCGATGTAACATATAGAGAACAAGTGGAATTTAAGAACTTTAGAAATAGAGTTAAAGAAGCAATTGACGATCCAGGTGCAAATGACATGGGTGTTGGTGGAACTTTAGGTGGTGCAACCAATAAAGAACCAATGCAGTCATACAAAGACCAGGATAGAAATGTAAAGATTGTAACTAAAAAGAAAAAGAAATGAAATCTTTCAAAGAATTTTTATATGAAGTAGATGCATTAACTATGAAACAAGATGCTGAAGAAATTAAGCGTCAGAAAAAACATCTAAAAGATAAAGTTAAAGAATATCAAGACCAAGCAAATAGGGAAAAATCTGTTGGTCAATATGGTGGTGCAGCAAGCGCCAAAGCAAAATCATTTGAATTGGCTGCAAATAATATTAAAGAATCTACACCTGCATGGCAACGTTCGGCTGGAAAAAATCCAGAAGGTGGGTTAAATAGAAAAGGTATTGCTTCGTATCGTAGAGAAAATCCAGGTTCTAAACTTTCAATGGCTGTTACAACAAAGCCATCTAAGTTGGATCCAGATAGTAAAGCTGCAAAAAGAAGAAAGTCATTTTGTGCCAGAATGTCTGGTATGAAAAAGAGATTAACATCTGCTAAGACTGCTAATGATCCTGATTCAAGAATCAATAAGTCTTTGCGTAAATGGAATTGTTAAACGGAGAACAACAATGATAAATTTCAATAAAAAAGACCCAGTTGCTGATGTAATCAGAGACATTATGGAAAAAGAACTATCTACAGCACAAAAGAAAATTGCTGCACTTGCTGGAGATAAAAAAACAATTGATGCTTTGGATTTGGCGGCTCTACGTGCTGGCAAAAAACCAACATCAGAAGAAGCAGTTGAAGAAAATGCCTTTGATTATAAAAGTCCTCGTCCAATAGAACCAAAAGGTGGATCTGGCATAAAACAAGGTTCACGTTATGGTGGTTCTAAACAAAAAGAAAAGCCAGAACAAGAAGAACCTAAAGAAAAAATGAAGGAAGAAATTGATCCTTCTGATAGAACAAAAGATACTCTTGCTGGTCGCACAAAGACCAAACAAAAAGACGATGTTGGTCCAGGTTCAGATGGCAAAAGCACTAAAGTTAAATATCATCCAGGTCCTATGACTCTTAAAGGCATGAAAGAAAAATATGAAGAACCAATCATTGATGAATTGATTAATGAAGTTCTTTCTAAAGATGCAGATGCTGGTGATTATATTCACGACTTTGTTCACTCAGACAATCCAAAGTTTGCTGGTAAATCTAAAGCAGAACGTAAAAAAATGGCTCTTGGTGCTTACTATGGAAAAAAGAATGAAGAATATGTTGAAGAAGGTATGTTGAAAACTGTTGCTAAGAAAGCATTTAAGGCATTAACTGGTGGTTCAGATGAGGACCAACTAGAAGCATTGAAAAAAAGAATGTACAAGCCTGAACCTGCTAAGAAACCAACTAAAGAAGAAGTTGTAATGGAAGGCCGTTCTCCAGTATCATCTCCAGGCATGGACACTCCTTTTGTTACTGATGCAGAAAACAAACCTTTATCAAACGCAAAAGAATTGGCTGCAAAAACCATGAAAAGAATGAAGAATGAAATGCTTGGAAAAGCAGGAACATCCGAATAAGGTAAAAAAATGAGCAATAGAGCAGAATTACTTAAATCAATTATTAAAGGTACTGGCATTTCCGAAGATGCAGCCTTAGACAAATACCTATTGTCTAGAGGAATTAATCCACAGTTTGCCACTAAGGACCAAAAAGTTGCTCATTCCAAAACTACAAACTTCATCAATTGGAAAAAGAATAGAATGATGGAAGAAACTTTGGATGAAAAAGTTGACAAAAAAGATACAGTTACATTAGATATTCCTTTATTGATTCGTGTTTTAGAATTGGCTCGTGAAGATATCAAAACAGACATGGACTTGCATCGTGTTGTAGAAAAATTGATTAACATCCGTAACAAAGGTATGTTGACAATGAAAGACTACAACTACATTGCTAAAATCCATGAAGAAGTTTTTGCAGAAAGCCATGTTGCTATCGCTATGGGTAAAGAAATGGATGATGAGGGCAGTATGATTATGAATCAATTGGATCAAATGGAACGTTCCATCAATATGATGCGTGATACTGTCAAAGACCCAAAAATGCAAGTTCCTGCTTGGGTTCAATCCAAAGTAACTTTAGCCGCTGATTATATTGAAACAGTTGCTGGTTATATGTCAAGTAAAAATGAAGAAGTTGAACCAATTGATGAAATATCAAAAGAATTGACTCACGCATACTTTAAAAAATCAATTAAAGATACGTCTAAACAGAATAGAAAACAACGTATGTCCGGTCAAGGCCGTGCAATCAAAAGATTGACAAATAAGTTAACTTTACCTGATACTGTTGCAAAAGATTATGCAAAAAACAAACCTGGTCAATATGTTGGTGATTCTGTTGAACATGATGGTACACCAATAGTAGAAGCACAATCAGCTGCATTGAGATTCCAAAAAGCACTTCAACGTGAAAAAGCAAAACGTGAGGAACAAGAACGTAAAGATGCAGAGTCTAAAGCTCGTGCAGAAAAGTTATTGAATCCATCTAAATCAATTAAAGAAGATAAGTTTCAGGACTCAATGGCTGCAACACAAACTGTTGGCATGGAAGTGGATAATCCATCAGATGCTGAAAGAAAAAGTCAAAGGTCCAAATCTGCTCGTATAATCAAATCCATCTATAAAAGAAAAAATATGAAGGAAGAATTATACGACCACGAAAAGGAAGATAAACCCACAACATCATATGGTAAAAAACCAAAGATGAGTGTAACAAAACCAACAGATAATGTCGGCGAAAATAAACCAGACGCTGCCGCTGTTCTGACAGGTGGAAAAACATTAACAGGCCAAACGAGAGATACTATTGAGATTGACCCAATGATGAAAAAGCGTCCAGGATCTGATCCTACTGGTAAAAACAAATAACACATAAATAAGCAACATAACCAAAGGTTAAAAGGAGACAAAAATGTCAGCATGGTCAAATACAGATTTATATGCAAATACAAAACCAAAATTTCCAGAACTGAGACAAGTTCGGGAAGTTTATAACCTGAGCGTGGCAAATAGTGCCGCATCAGGTGCAGCTACCATCACTTTCACCTATAATGATGGTGGCCAAAATAACGTAGCAAACGTTGGTGTAATAGTTGGAAGTTATGCTTACGGTCCAAACTTAACAGCCAACGGTACTCCAAACTTCTTTGCTGGAAATACTAGAGTTACAAGTGTTAATGGTAATACACTAACATTTAATTCTGGAACAACTGGTGTCATAGCTTCTGGTACAATAATTGAGTTTGACCAACAAATTAAATGGCAAACTGGACCAGCAAACACATTTAATCAAGACACAGTTTTAGTTACTGCTACCCGTGCTGCTAATGCTTCTTGGGGTTCAGCAAACCACGCAGAAGGCGCACATACTGGTTGGGTTCATGTCGTTTCTGGTACTGGTGGCCGTTTAGGACGTAAACAAGTAGAAACATTAGTTTGTTTAGCTAATGCAGTTGCTTATAACGCACTTTCTGGTAATACAAGTAACAGCGGAACTTATTACGCTGGTCTATAATGAAAATGGGCACCTTCGGGTGCCCGTTTCTATACTATGTTTGATAATTTGAATGAAGATAATTTTTTAATGTATGCTGTGAAGTGTTATACATCACCGCATTGTATTATGTCAGAATTTGAGGGAGATATTAAAAGAACAAAATACCTGAAAAGGTTATTTCGTAGATATAAAATCACCAAGACAATCAAAGAAAGACTTATTCTAAATCATATTATCTTATTGAATAATGTTTTTGGAACAGAAGCATCTGCAAGAATATTATTCTATAAGACCGATGAACGAGATTATGATATACTGAAAACTTTTTTATCTTACTTAAACCTTGCACCTGATGTGGTGTATGGAATTAGAGGTAAAAATATAATAGTAACGGAAATTCCTTTAGATAAAAATGTCGCAGAGATATTAACACAAATATGAAAACATTCAAACAATACATAGAAGAAGTTAAGGAACCAACTGGTGGTCTGAAAAAGGCTTGTTGGACTGGTTATACTGCTGTTGGCATGAAAATGAAAGGCGGCAGAAAAGTTCCTAATTGTGTACCAGAAGAAGTTGTAAAAGAAGATGGCATGGGCGGCGGTGTTGTAGCCGCTAACAATGTTGGTTCTGGAAACATTGCTGGTTCTGGCGGCCAAGGTGGTGAACCTGGTGTCAATCCTAAAAAGAAAAAAGGTCCTGTACTAATACAGATGGCCAAAAGAAAATCACCAATGTAATTTATCATGTGGATGTTGCAATGGTTACCTAATTGGATCTTCTACGCCGTCTTAATAACCGGCGTTTTTGGTTTGGTCGTATCATATTTCATACGATTTCTTAGTTTCATTCCTTTACTCTACGTCTACAAAACTCCCATACAACTTGGTTCAATAATCGCAATTGCAATTGGTACTTTTATGGCCGGTGCAATACATGATAATGAAGCGTGGGAAACAAGAGTCAAGGAGATGCAGGAAAAAGTTGCAGCAGCAGAAGCACAATCAAAAGAAGAAAATGTGAAGATTGTGGAAAAAGTGATAACAAAAACTCAAGTAATAAAAACCCGTGGCCAAGACATTGTTAAATATGTTGACCGTGAAATTGTCAAGTATGATGAAAAGTTTGCTAAAGGTGGAATTTGTGAAATTCCACAAGAATTTATTAAAGCACATAATGATGCAGCAGAGGCACCAAAATGAAATATCTATTACTTTTATTGATGGTTGGTTGTTCTACCACTGTTCCAGTTACCGCTAAGTTTCCCGATGTACCTGAAAGGTTGTTACAAAAATGCCCTCAATTAGAAAAATTAGAAAACGAAGCAAAGTTATCAGGCATAGCAAAAACAGTAACAAATAATTACACTACATATTACGAGTGTGCAGTTAAAAATGATGCATGGATTGAATGGTATCAAATACAAAAGAAAATCTTTGAAGAAATAAAGTAAGGAAAAACAAATGAAAAAGATATTACTAACTCTACTTGTACTACCACTACTTGCATTTGCACAGAAACAACCAACTGGCGTGACATACGATGCTCAAGTGTTGAGAGTGAATGATGGTGATACAATTGTTATCTCTGCACCATTCTTACCCGCACCTCTTAAACCCGAGCTTGCAGTTAGAATATATGGAGTTGATACTCCAGAAAAAGGACATAGAGCTCAATGTGAGAAAGAGGATCAAAGAGCTCAGCTTGCTAGTAAATTTACTTACAATATGATTGCAAAGGGTGGTAAGATTCAAGCTACTCTTTATGGTTGGGATAAATTTGGTGGTCGTGTGCTAGGTGATATTATTGTCAACGGTCAAAGTGTTCGTGCTGGACTGATTAGTAACGGACTTGCTCGTGAATATTACGGAGACGCAAAGCAATCTTGGTGTAACTAAAGGAAATAGATATGGTACTTTCAAAATTCAAAGAGAGAGCTGGTTGGATTATTACATTGTTTGCTGCAATGCTTGCTCTCAATTCAATACTAGACGGTGGCAACTCATCTCAAATACTTAGCGACACTATCGAAGCAAGTAACGTGTGGTCATTCTATCAGGCAAAGTCTATCAAGCAGAACCTGACAGAGATAAAATATGACGATGCCGTTGCTCGTAAAGATTTCAAAACTGCTGATGGTTTGAAAGCAAAGATTGATAGATATGAGAGTGATCCTAAGTCAGGCGAGGGTAAAAAAGAATTGATGGAGAAGGCAAGAGCAATAGAAGCAAACAGAGCGCTCTGTGAACTCCGTAGCCCTTGGTACACTTTTTCTAATGCACTTTTTCAAATTGCTATTGTAATTATGGCTGCAGCAATGATAACATTGAGTATGAGAATGTACTGGATAAGCATAGGAGCAGGTATTTTATCTTTCTTTCTAATGCTTCAAGGATTTTGGTTATTTTTACCGATAACAATATAAGGAAATGAAATGGAACTAACAAAACAACAATTAAAAGAACTACTTCCGAAGAACCCATACATAGACCACTGGCACCGTGCATTGTCTATTCTTTTACCTGATTATGAAATCAATACTCCAAAAAGAATAGCTGCATTTGTTGCTCAGTGTGCTCACGAATCTGGAAACTTTATGATTCTTAAAGAGAATCTAAATTACAAAGCGGCAACACTTAGAAAGATTTTTCCAAAGTATTTTCCTACTGATGCAATGGCAGCAGAATATGCCGCCAAACCAAATAAACAAGAAGCAATTGCAAACTTAGTTTATGCAAATCGTATGGGCAATGGTGCTCCTGAAACGGGTGACGGTTACAAGTATTGTGGTCGTGGTTTGATTCAGTTGACCGGTAAATCAAACTATATTGCATTTGCTGACTCACTAGAAATTTCTCCAGAAGAAGCATCCGAATATCTTGCAACATTCGAAGGTGCAGCACAATCTGCTTGCTGGTTCTGGGAAACTAATAACTTGAATCAGTGGGCAGACAAAGGTGATATTGTGACATTAACTAAGCGTATCAATGGTGGTACAATTGGTCTTGAAGATAGAATTAAACATTATGAACATGCCCTTCACGTATTAGGACATTAAGATGACATTCCTATCAAGCATGCTTGGTGATGGATCAGGTGAAATAAGTAGTAAGAGAACGATTACGTTTCTTGCTTTTGTAATGTGTTGTCTAGCATTCATTGCCAATTTATTTTGGAATATGACAATGGACTTAACAATATATCAAAGCATGATGTATATCGTAATTGGTGGATTGGGCTTCACACTGACTGAAGCGTTTGCACCTAAAAAATAAGAAAGTAAAGCAATGAAAACAATAATAACATTAGTTGCTTTGTTATGTTTAGCTGGATGTAGTGATAGATTTAGATATCCTTGTCAAGATCCAGCAAATTGGGGAAATGCGGAATGCAAGAAACCAATATGTGAAGTTACGAGAACTTGCCCTGACTTACTTGTTAAGACGAGTGATCCAATAGCTGTACCAGCTCCAGCTGAGCATAAAATTGATAAAAAAGGAGATTGTAAATGATTAGAGAATTATTTGTAGATACGCCACGTTATACGTCACAAGAGTTGATGGACCGCTTAAAGTTTTTTATCGGTATCATTCTATCACTAACTCTGTTTGGTATTGTGTTCGTTGTTCTTTACAGCCTTATCTTTGTAACTCAGCCAATTGATGCAATAAGCCCAATGGATAATAAGTTCTTTGAATTAATTATTCCTATTGCAACATTCTTAACTGGTACTCTTTCTGGTATCATGCTTGCAAGTACACCAGAAGCACAAGCAAAGGCACTAGAAGCAGCAAATAAGGGATGGGACAAACCACCTTCTCCACCACCTGCACCAACACGTAGCATATCAATTTCACCAACAGTGGATGCACCAATAACCGCACAAGTATTAACGGGTTATGGCGGCAAAGCAGCACCAGCACCAGCACCTCAACCAGAAATTTAAGGAACTATTATGAAAAAATTATTCTTTACTCTATGCCTATTATTATCTTCAGTTGCCTTTGCAGCTGAAATAAAAGAAGTTTGCCGTGATAAAGTGGACAAAACCGGTAAACCTGTTATGGATAAGAAAACAGGAAAGCCTGCACAAGATTGTAAAAAAATCAAAATCCACAAAAAACTAGAAGGCACAGAAGTACCTGTGAAAAAATAAATGGCAACTACAGTAGAGAGAATAGGTATAGTTGAGACTAAGGTAGAAAACCTTAACGAAAAGATGGATCATCTGAAAATGGATGTTAAAGACATGCACGATTGCCTTGACAGAACCCGTGACGATATAAAGGGTCAACTGAAAGAGATGTATGATGCCTCCTGTACTCAACACGCCGAATTGTCTAAAGAAATATCCACCATTAAATCTCAAAGAGATAAATTAATGTGGACAATTGCCGGTGTTATTGGTGCTGGAGGATTCTTTGCTGGCCACGCCGACAGGATACTAAAAATATTTGGTGGTTGATTACCAAATCTCTACTTGACACTTTATTAAGGTTCTGTTACAATCACAGAACTTTAATCTCATTGGTTTCGTTATGTCCGTTTTTATTGATAGAACATTTTTATTGAGGGTTTCTCCGAAACTCAACAAATTCGCACAGAAGAAGGAAGACCTGTATAACTTCAGGTGTCCTCTTTGTGGTGACTCACAAAAAAATAAATCCAAAGCCCGTGGTTACGTTTACCGCAAAAAGAATGACTATTTCTATATGTGTCATAATTGTGGTGTGTCCACTACTTTCTATAATTTATTAGATAAAGTGGATCCTAACCTTTGTAAAGAATACTCGTTGGAAAGATATAAAAATGGTGAACAGGGAAATAACAATTACGTTAAACCAACTTTCGATGAATTCAAATCTGAAACCCCGAAGTTTCGTATTAAACTGGACATACCAACGATTGAATCGTTATCAGAGGAACATTTTGCTAAGGTGTATGTCAACTCCCGCAAAATACCAAAGTCGTTCCATGCGAACTTATATTTTGCACAAGACTTTAAAAACTTTGTCGAGAGTTTAAATATTGAAAAAGATGGACTTATAGATAATGATCCACGTTTGGTGATTCCTTTCTATGATGAAGATAAAAATCTTGTTGCTTTTCAAGGTCGGGCTCTAGGACAATCTAAACTAAGATATATCACCGTAAAGACTGACAGTGAGAATCATAAGTTATTTGGAACAGATAGGATCAACAAGGAAGAACTTGTTTATGTTGTGGAAGGTCCTATTGACTCCATGTTCTTGGAGAACGCTGTGGCAACTGCTGACTCTAACCTAATGGCTGCAACCAAATACTTTGATAGGGAAAAACTTGTCTTGGTGTATGATAATGAACCACGGAATAAAGAAATTGTCAAACAAATGGAAAAGGCCATTGAGGAACATTATAGTGTAGTTATTTGGCCTGAAATGATTGAGGAGAAGGATATTAATGATATGATTTTGAGTGGTTTTTCATCTGATGAAATCCAAGATATCATAAGTATGAATACCTTTGTGAATCTTAGAGCTAAGATGGAATTTATTAATTGGAAAAAGGTTTAATTATGAATGTAAAATTGATATCATACACACAGGGAACAGACGGTAAGAATTTGTTAGAACAGGTTGCTTTTGCAGCCAGAGTCTCAAATCCTGCCAATCAAAATAATACCGAAACTTCTGAAAAGTTGGTTCGTTATCTTATCAAAAATCAACATTGGTCACCACTTGAAATGGTGAGTATATGTTTAGAAATAGACACTACACGGGACATTGCACGACAGATTCTAAGGCATCGTTCATTTTCCTTTCAGGAATTTAGTCAACGATATGCTGATGCATCACAATTAGGTTTTGAATTAAGGGAAGCACGATTACAAGATACAAAGAATCGTCAGAATAGTATCGAAACTGATAATGAAAATTTACATGACCAATGGGCATATGCTCAAGCGGCAGTTGAAGAACAAGCCAAGATAGCATATCAATGGGCACTAGATAATGGCATTGCCAAAGAGCAAGCGAGAGCAGTATTGCCAGAAGGCATTACAAAATCACGTTTGTATATGAATGGAACGCTTCGTTCTTGGGTTCACTATATACAACTCAGGTCAGCAAATGGTACACAGAAAGAACACCGTGATGTAGCGTTGGCTTGTGTTGATGCAATTGAACCAATTTTTCCAATGATTAAGGAATATGTAAATGTATAATGATGTAGTAAAATTTATTGAAGCATGTGACCAAGAACGTAATGAGAAAAATACATTATTGTATGCAGACTTGATTAAAGAAGAATGTACAGAATTTTGGGATGCAGAAGCAGTAAGTGATGAAGTAGAACAACTTGATGCTTGTATGGATATGATTTGGGTTATTCTAGGTTATTGTTACATGAAAGGTTGGAATGTACATGGTGCATGGAATGAAGTAGCAACATCTAACCTTTGGAAGATTGATCCAAAGACAGGTAAAGTAAACAAAAGAGAAGATGGTAAAGTGTTGAAACCAGAAGGTTGGACACCACCACAATTAGAACAATTTATAAAATAATAATAAGGCAAAAAATATGGAAGAATATCTAGGAATTAAAATTGATTTAGAAAAGGATAAACTGTTCGATGAGTTAGGCATTAAAAGACTTAAAGAAAGTTACATGAAAGAAGATGAAACATCACCACAACACCGATTTGCCTTTGTATCAAAAAGTTTTGGAAGTAATCCTGAACATTCTCAGCGCCTTTACGATTACGCCTCTAATCATTGGCTTAGTTATAGTACTCCAATTCTTTCTTTTGGTCGTTCTAAGCGTGGGCTCCCTATTTCATGCTTTCTTAACTTTATTGAAGATACAGCGGAGGGTCTAGTTGATAATCTTAGCGAAACTAATTGGCTTTCTATGCTTGGTGGTGGTGTTGGCATTGGTTTTGGAATCCGCTCCACTGATGATAAGTCTACTGGTGTTATGCCTCATCTTAAAATTTATGATGCGAGTTCTTTGGCTTATCGTCAAGGTCGCACTCGCCGTGGTTCTTACGCCGCTTATCTGGACATTAGTCATCCTGACATTACTGCTTTCTTAGAAATGCGTAAACCAACAGGTGACCCCAATGTTCGTTGCCTGAATCTACATCACGGTATTAATATCACCGATGATTTTATGAACATCATTGAAAAGTGTATGTTGGACTCCGAAGCAAATGATGATTGGAATTTAATGGATCCACACACAGGAGAAGTGAGAGAAACAGTATCTGCCAAACACCTATGGCAACAAATCTTAGAGTTGCGTATGCATACAGGTGAACCATATATTCATTACATTGATACAAGTAATAGAATGATGCCACAATTTCTAAAAGATAAAGGTTTAAAGATTCATCAATCAAACCTTTGTTCTGAAATCATTTTACCAACAAACAAAGACCGTACCGCTGTTTGTTGTTTATCGTCTTTAAATTTAGAGAATTATGATGAATGGAAAGATAATGAACTTTTTCTACGGGACGTGGCCGAAATGCTTGATAACGTGCTTCAATATTTTATTGATAATGCTCCTGAACATATTGCTCGTGCCAAGTATTCTGCTATGCGTGAACGTTCTATTGGCGTTGGTGCTTTGGGTTTCCATGCTTATCTTCAGCGAAAAGGTATTGCCTTTGAGGGAGTGATGGCAAAAGTTACTAATAATCAAATCTTTAAAAATATCAGAAAAGGATTAGATGATGCAAACCAATTTCTTGGAAAAACTAGAGGTGAAGCTCTTGATGCTGTCGGCACTGGCCAGCGCTTCAGCCACCTTATGGCTATTGCTCCAAATGCTTCTTCGTCTATCATTATGGGAAATACTAGCCCTAGTATTGAGCCTTACCGTGCTAACGCTTACCGTCAAGACACTCTTTCGGGTTCTTTTTTAAATAAGAATAAGTATTTGGACAAAATCATCCAAAAACACGCAGAGATTCATCCAGAAGGATGGGCAGATGAAGTTTGGAGTAGTATTATTGCTAATGATGGTTCTGTACAACATTTTGAGTGGTTGGATGAAAATGACCGTGCAATCTTTAAAACATCCATGGAAATTGACCAACGTTGGGTAATTGATTTGGCTGCTGACCGTCAACAATATATTGACCAAGCACAATCATTGAATGTGTTCTTCCGTCCAGATTCAAACATTAAATACTTACACGCCATTCATTTCATGGCATGGAAAAAAGGATTGAAAACACTTTACTATTGCCGTTCTGAGAAATTGGCCAAGGCAGATAAAGTGTCTAAGAAAATTGAGAGACAAGTCATTAAAGAAATTGATATGACACAAATTGCTCAGGGTAACGATTGTATAGCTTGTGAAGGATAAAAAATGGACATAGAAATCACAGAATCAGCTAATGCAAAAATATCCGACATTTTAGCTGAAGAAAACAATCCAGATACAAAACTAAGAGTATTTGTACAGGGTGGTGGTTGTTCAGGATTTCAATATGGATTTACATTAGATGAAATAAAAAATGAAGATGACTGGATTATAGAAAAACCAGGATTGACTGTTCTCATTGACTCTATGAGTATGCAATATCTACAAGGCGCATCAATAGATTATAAAGAAACACTTATGAGTAGTGAATTTGTTATTAAAAATCCAAATGCACAATCCACTTGTGGATGTGGAAGCAGTTTTACAGTATAAGGAAAAAAATGAAAAGAATTCTTAGATTTACAGCATCATGGTGTGGTCCATGTAAAGCATTAGCAAAAAACTTAGAAGTTGCTAATTTGACATTTCCAGTTGAAGTTGTTGATATTGATATTCAGTCAGATATTGCAACTGATTTTGGCATCCGTAGTGTACCAACTTTAGTATTGATGGACGGCAATACTGAGGTAAAAAGACTTGTTGGTTCAAAGACGGTTAACGAATTACAAGAGTGGGCAGTATGATTAAAAAGACAGATACAAAACTAACAGAAGAAAGAAGTTATTTCAAACCTTTTAACTATGCATGGGCTTATGATGCATGGTTGAAACATGAACAATCACATTGGCTTCATACAGAAGTACCAATGCATGAAGATATTAAAGATTGGAAGAAAGTTTTAACTAAAGAAGAAAAACAATTTCTAACACACATCTTCCGTTTCTTTACACAAGGTGATATTGACGTTGCTGGTGGTTATGTTAAGAATTATCTTCCTCATTTTCCACAACCAGAGATTCGTATGATGTTGATGGGTTTCGCAGCTCGTGAAGCATTACACGTTGCAGCATACTCACATTTGATTGAAACTCTTGGCCTACCAGAAGCAACATACAATCAATTCTTAGATTATCAAGAAATGAAAGACAAACACGATTATGTGTTGGACATTTCTAATGCAAATGGAGATGCTGCTTCAACTGCAACTCACATCGCCGTGTTCAGTGCTTTTACTGAAGGGATGCAGTTGTTCAGCAGCTTCATTATGTTGTTGAATTTTCCACGTACCGGTAAGATGAAAGGTATGGGACAAATCGTTACTTGGTCTATTGTTGATGAAACTATGCACGCTGAGAATATGATTAAATTATTCCGCACATACATAGAAGAAAACAAAGATATTTGGAATGACGAACTCAAATCAAGAATCTACACCATTGCAGAAAAGATGGTTGAACTGGAAGATAAGTTTATTGACCTCGCCTTTTCTATGGGCGCTATGGACGGTCTTTCTAGTGAAGATGTTAAAAAGTATATTCGTTATATTGCTGATAGGCGCCTTATATCTCTTGGTCTTAAAGGTATTTTTAAAGTGAAAAAGAATCCATTACCTTGGGTAGAGGAAATGATTAACGCACCAACACATACAAACTTCTTTGAGAATCGTGCCACTGACTATGCTAAGGGTGCATTGTCTGGAGATTGGGGTGATGTTTGGGCTAACTAAAAGGAAACACAATGTCAACAAAAACAATAACAGCGGAGTGTAGTAACTGTGAATCCAGTTACGATATAATTTATATGGAAGAATTAGTTTCAGAAGAATTACCAGAATTTTGTCCGTTTTGCGGCGAACCAATTGATACGTTGTCCGAAGAAGAATATATAGAGGACGATGAACTCAATGATGATGAAAAATGGGACAACTAAATTGGTTATACAATGATACAGATTTTACAGAAGAATTAATTGGTGATAATTATGGTTTTGTTTACCGGATTACCAACACGGTAGATGGTAGACAATACATTGGTAAGAAATTCTTTTACACATCCAAAACAAGACAAGTTAAAGGTAAGAAGAAACGTTTCAAAATTTCTTCGGACTGGCAAACTTACTACGGTTCTAGTGACATTTTACAAAAAGATGTTATACTACACGGTCAAGATAACTTTAAAAGAGAAATCATCCACTTATGCAAAAGCAAAGGTGAATGTGGTTATCTTGAAGCAAAAGAACAGTTTGTGAATGGTGTGTTAGAAAGTGATAAGTATTACAATAGCTGGATTATGGTTAGAGTAAGAAAATCACATATCAAAGGATTACAATGTTAGAGTATTTTAAAGACATGACAGATTATGATGTTTTGTTTTGGTTACCAACAGAGAGAGAAGATGTTATGAAGGTTGAAAGTTGTAAGTATAAAAAACCAGGCGAACAAATTGGTGGAAATGAATTAGGTCCCGAATATCACATTGTAGTATTTAAGTTTGATTCTGAAACTGGCACATATGACCATGACAGATGGGATGCCATTTTGACGGATCCTAGGGTTTATGTTTCTGGATTAATTCCACAAAATTGGTATGGATTGGTGGCCAGAAAAACCACCGAATCGAAGGAATTTGTTGATGACATACTTGACAAGATTATAGCAATCTGATACAATGTCACTTTATTGAAACTATTGAAAGTTTATTATGATTCTCGTTGACCTTAACCAGGTTTTGTTAGCTGGTCTAATGGCACAAATTTCCAACCAGAAAAATGTAAAGTTGGAAGAAAGTCTTATCAGACATATGATCCTGAATATCATCAGGAGTCACCTAAAGAACTTCCGCAAAGAATATGGCGAAGTTGTGTTGTGTTCTGACAACCGTAAGTACTGGCGCAAGGAATTCTTTCCTTTCTACAAAGCTGGTCGTAAAAAATCCCGTAAAAATTCAGACTTGGATTGGCACCTTATCTTTGATATGCTTGCCAAGTTTAAGGTCGAACTCAAAGAAAATTTCCCATACAAAGTTATTGATGTTGAAGGTGCGGAAGCCGATGATATTATTGGTACACTTGTTCCCCGTCATATCATGCATGAAAACATCCTGATTATTTCCAGTGATGGAGATTTCTTGCAATTACAGATGTATAATGGTCGTAGTAATTACACCATTAAACAATACAATCCAACACAGAAGAAATTTCTCATTTCAGAAAACCCTATGGAAGAACTGAAACAGAAGATTATCAATGGTGATAAAGGTGATGGCATTCCAAACATTCTTTCACCAAGTGATACCTTTGTCCGTGAAATCCGACAAAAGGTAATGACAGAAGCCAAACTTACCAAATTCATGTCGGAACATTATACTGAATATGATGAAACTGCTAAAATTGGTTTCTCACGAAATCAGACATTGATTGACCTGCGTAATATACCAGGTGATATACAGTCTAAAATTATAAATACTTATGAAGAAACAGTACCAGTTAAAGGAAAATTACTGGATTATTTTATTGCAAACAAACTTTTTAATTTGATGGAAGTAATTGAGGAATTTTAATGAAAAGCTTATATGAAGTATTTGATGAATTTGAAGAAGCAAATAACAAAAAGCAACGGATGGATATAATTCAAAAGAATCTATCCAGTACTCTCGTAAAAGTTTTAGAGATGGCTTATCATCCAAATATTCAGTGGAAGGTAAAAGAGTTACCACACAATTATAGATTGCCAACGGACACTTTACCCGGAATAACTTATGATAGTTTGGATGCACAACTGCGCCGAATGTATGTATTCAGTGAAGGTAATCTAACAGCAGAGAAATTAACACCAAAAAGACGGGAAGAATTGTTGTCACAAATCCTGGACGCTATTGAACCCCGTGAAGCAGAAATCATTTTGGGTATTTTACAAAAAGATTTAGGTGTTAAAGGCCTTGATTACAAATTTGTCAAAGAAGCCTTTCCAAATCTATTACCATAACTACAGGAGTATTAAGTGTCAAAATTTGTGGCCAAGTTTCGCAAGAATGATTATGATGATGATTTTTCACCCAAGCGCAATCGCCGTAGGGATGAAAAAATTGAAAAAAGGAAGATTAAACATAATTACGATGATTATGATTATGACGCAGGTTATGGATCATTAAAAAGAAGCAATAAAGCACGAAAAAGTTACTAATGTTGTATTCCTACAACACGGCTTGACATTTGATTGTAAAACGAGTATAATTCATATTCGTTTGGAGTAATATTATGATGTTTCATGTGAATCTACGCAAGTCAAAGCAAAAAAATGTGACAAAAGCCGCTCGTGAGCAATATGAGCAGTGGTTGGCTTCGCACCAAAAACCCATAATCAAAAAACTACATACTCCAAACACCCAATTATCAGGATATTCTTTGTCGGCGCCTCCGGGTCGTGAAACAAAACACTATCCGTCATTGGACACAGGCTTAGGCACTGCTACAAAAGCAGCTCCTAAGATTTACACAGGCACAAAGGTGATGGGAATTGCAACAATGCACAAATCAAACGCTGTACCTGTCTTTAACAGTGAAGAAGCTGTAGAAATTTCAAGCATGAGGCGATAAAATGAGTAAAAAAATGAGTTTCGTAGTAAAACTAGAACGTCCTGTGTGTCGTACACCGATTAAACCGGTACAAGAACACAAAAATGTCGCAAAATATGACCGCAAAAACGCTAAAAAAGCGATTATGTCGTCTTTTTCTGAGCTAGGAGACAAAAATGTCGCAAAATACTGAGACAATGGTGCCAGCAGACTTGGTTTGTGACAGCCTTGAGCCTTGGCAACGATTGGAAAATGTCATAAAAATGTGGGCTGCACAAACAGGATACGAAAATGACCAAGATTGGTACAAGAAAATGAAAGAATACTATGAATAAAGTATACAATTACGAAGAATTGTTTCAGAATATTCCTGGAGACCCAGATAATTTCCTTTTCACCATTCCTCCAGAGATGCTGGAGGAAACTGGATGGAAAGAAGGTGATACACTAAAAATATCCGCAGAAAATGGATCAATAGTGTTGTCAAAAAAAGACACCACCGTAACATAAATTTGACAATGTAACATGACTAATGTTACAATAGAGTTATATTGTTAAGGAAGTAACATGGAATTAATTGACTCAAAATCACTCTTAGCCAAACTAATGGCCACAGAAAACCTGACCATTGAACACCGTAATGTTCGCACAGCATCCTTTGATGTTAAGAACCGTGTTTTGGTTATCCCTACACTAGATAAAAATTTATCGGCCGCATTATATGACCTTTTTACAGGTCACGAAGTTGGCCATGCTCTGTACACTCCAATGGACGGAATGATTGAAGCAAAAATACAAAAAGTTAATAAAGATATTGCCAATGTGGTTGAAGATTGCCGTATTGAACGTAAAATCAAAAACAAATATCCAGGTTTAAGATTGCCTTTTCTTAAAGCCTATCGGGAATTGATTGAAAAAGATTTCTTTGCCACCAAAGGCAAAAACCTGAATCTTATGAATTTCTTGGACCGCCTTAACCTTTATACAAAAGGTGGCGTATCTTTGGGTATTAAATTTGATGATGTTGAACGTGGTCTGTTGAATGATGTTGAAGCAACAGAAACCTATGATGACGTAATTGAAGTTTCCAAACGTATTGCAAAATATATGCAAGAACAGTTAGAGGAACAAAAAGCCAAAGACAAAGAAAAGTCACTTGAAGAAAATGAAGATGATGACGATGACTTTGACTATCAAAGTGAATTAGAGGAAATTGATGTTGGTGATAAATCACAATCAAAACCTAATTCTTCTATTGAAGATGGTGATGGTGAAGATTCTGATAGTGACGAAGATACTGATTTTGGTGATTCGGATATTGGTGATGAAAACCTGAAAGATTCACAAAGCGATCCAGAAATTCGTTCATTTACCGATGAAGCCTTCCGTGAGAATGAAAGTAGATTGTTTGAATTTGGTGAGGATTATACTTATGCCAATATTCCAAAAATGGAAATTGACAAAGTAATCTATGATTACAAGCCTTTGTGGAAACGTTACAAAGAAGAAGATGATTATCTTTCTGTAAAACCAGAAATATATTTACAGATTCGCCGTGAATCAAATAAAGTGGTTTCTTATCTTGTCAAAGAATTTGAAATGCGTAAGAATGCCGACCAACTGAAACGAGCCAGCACTGCAAAAACTGGTGACTTGGATATGAAGAAACTTTTCTCATATGGTTTCAGTGAAGATATTTTTAAGAAAGTTACGGTTGTTCCTGGTGGTAAATCACATGGACTTGTATTATTCTTGGATTGGTCTGGTTCAATGACTGAACACATTTCCAACACTATGAAACAATTGCTTAATCTTACACTATTTTGTAAGAAAGTAAATATTCCTTTTGAAGTTTATACTTTTGTAGAGGACATTGATTCACAATTCAATTACTACGTCAAACCTAAAAAAGGCGATTTAGCTGCAAAGAAATTTGGCCTCTGTAATATTCTTTCAAGTAGAATGTCAGCTGCTGAATTTACTTATGCTGGTTCTGCTCTTGTGTCAATGTGTGGTTGTGGTCCGACTGGTAGAAAAACCAGAACACCATACTGGATGACCATGTCAGGTACTCCATTGAATGAAGCAGTTATTGCTGCCATGGAAATTATTCCACACTTTCAAAAGAAATACAAGTTACAAATTGTGAACACTGTATTTCTGACAGATGGTGAGGGAGCTCCACTTTATGAAGTCTATACAGATGATGAAGGTCACATTGAGTATCATTCACGCTACAATAGAAAAAATCTTGTGATTCGTGACCCAGTTACCAAAGAACAAGAGATACTAAGACCAAATTCAATTTCATTTAATCAAACAAGTGCTTTGATTCGTTTGTTGAAGAAACGTACAAATTCAAACATCATTGGTTTCTATGTATTGAACGTCAGAGAACTTAATGGTTCTGCTGGCAATATGTTCTTTCCTGATTACAATGAAAGATATAAAGTCAAAGAACAATTTAGAAAAGATAAATTCTTTGTGGTTCAAAACACTGGATTCGATGAGTATTATTTGCTCCGGTCAAACGGCCTAGATACTGATGAAGATGCAACATTTGAGGTTAAAGAAAATGCCACTAAACGTGGTATTGTCTCCGCATTTTCTAAGTATGCTGGTAACCGAATTAACAATCGTGTTATTCTGAACCGATTTATCAATTTAATTACATAGGAGTTTAAATGATTATATACTCAGAATTCGTTAACGAAAACAAAAAAGCAACAGTTTCAAAAATGAAATTGGAAGGATACGACAACACTTTTCAGAAATGGGAAGTTTCAATGTATATTGATGGTCGTGTAATTCAACGAGTTACAACTCACAGTGAAGAAAAGGCCGAACACATTGCTGAAGATTTCGTTCAGAATGAGAATGGTGGCATTTCATCTTTGTTGAGTGAGTATGTCTAAGCGAGAACGTGACAAAGATTATCAAGCAGCAAAAGATGTGCTTGATGACCTTATAGAACGATGCAAGAATGTAAGAGAGTATAAAATCTCTTGTTACTTAGACGAAGCTTGGGTTCCTGCAGGTCAAATGCCTTTTGATATTATCATCAGGAATGGTATTGTGACTTGTAGGGTTTTGGCGGAGAGTAAATTGGAGGCAGCCTTAATGATTGCCAGCGAATTACCTGTTATTATGTTTATTGATGATTAATTATGGATAAAAAGACTAAAGAGATTTTTTGTATTACACAGGAAGAATGTGCTGAGGTTACACAGTCCATTTCTAAAATTTTTAGATTTGGATTTGACTCAGTACATCCTGTCACCAACAAGAGCAATATGCAAAGCTTAGAAGAAGAAGTTGGTGACCTTCTAGCGATGATTGATATTATGGTAGAGAAGTGTATTATCTCTGATTCCAATATCAATGCTGCTAGAATTGCAAAGAAAGAAAAATTGAAGATTTGGTCTAATATCTACAAAGAGGTTTAATATGAAGTATGATTATGAATTGTATGATAGGGTTCTTACTAATCTGTTGATAGATTCCTTACGTGATCCTGACAACTTTGTGATTGGTGAAAACATTTCAGATATACCTGAAGTAAAAATTACCTTTGAAGGTTATGGTGACCTTGAGGAAGAAATTGATGGTGAATATGTTTATACCGAAGGTGGTAATAAGAACATGGAATCATATGCCATTTTCCTACACAAAGATACACTAAAAGAAGATTTTGAATTTCCTGAACATGATGTATTTGGATTTACATTTGGTGCCATGATTCAACACAGACCAAAGGAAGAAGTTTGTATCTATGGTTGGTATGATGTTGAAACGGATACATGGGATATTCTTCCATTGGAAGATAGGCTGAGTGAAGATAATGCAATGAAGCCTAAAGACGTTATGAAGATTATCAAAGGACTGAATAAACGTTACTATGAGTGATGAAGAAGCTTTAACAATCTATGAGAACATGAAAAGAATCTACGGAGAAAACTTACCGGATCTTGAACATGAACCTATACGATTCAGATATTATTATACATTATATAAACATTTCCATAAGGTGAACTGATGGTAATCATTTCAAATATTCCAAATACTGCTGATAGTTGGATCGGTACTTCTAGTAATTGGTCCACAACATACGAGTATGCCATACAAGGTCAGATGTTTGCAGTCAGTTATATATTAAAGGATTCTCATGCCTATGCAAGTGAAGATTTGCAGAAACAACACATCAAAAAACAACTAGCACTTGAACTAGCCAATAAAATGCTGGAGGCCGGTGTAATTGAATTCACACAAATAGTTGATCCGTTGTCTTTTTCCAGAAAAATTAATGCTCGGTGTTATCTAGTTCCAGACGACCAGGTTAAGATATTGAGGACACTATATAAGGATAAATGAATCCGAAATATAAAAGCATATTAATAACTGCCGGTGTACTACTTGGAATTCCACTTATGGTTTTCTTACTGATAGTGTTCCGTGATTTTTTGAATATATTTTTTATTGTGATTCTATTTTTCACTTGTCTTGGTTTAACATCATATGGATTATATCAGGTTGTTTATGAAGAACTTACCAGACGGTCCAACCTGCATGAACAATTATATTACGGCAAATCACCAGAAGTACGTAGATGGCTCGA